ACTCTTGCTGACGGCACACTCGGCGTCGGCGTTGCTGGCGCTACCTGCGTTGGCGTGTTCTGGGGTGTTAAGTACACCGACAGCACTGGCGTCGTAAAGTTCATGAACTACTGGCCCGGCAACCCCGGCGTCCTCACCGGCTCTGTCGTTGAGGCCCTCGTGATTGACGATCCAAACACAGTGTTCTCGATTCAAGAAACCAACGCTTCTGGCGCAGCCGGCACTCCGCTTGCTCTTGCCGACCGTGGTTTGAACATCAACTTCTTGTACACTGCTGGTTCGACTTCGACGGGTTCATCCGCCGTTTCGATCAACAACGCATCGGAAGCCGATACAAGCACGCTGAACTGCAAAATCCTCCAGCTCGACCCGACTCCGGGTAACGCTGTTGGCGCTTTTGCTAACTGGCTCGTTGTCCTCAACAACCACTTCTATCGTGGTGGCGTAACCGGCGTCTGATAAGCCAGTAGGGAGAATTCAAAATGGCTATTAATACAACCGCAATCCGCGATCTGCTCCGGCCCGGTCTAGCCGCCGTTTTTGGCGACTATCCGATGTACCCCGGTCAGTGGTCGGAAATCTTCGAGAAGCATTCATCCGATAAGGCTGTTGAAATCGAAGTCGAAGTCAAGCTGCTCGGCTTGGCTCAGATCAAGGCAGAAGGCGCCTCGACTGCTTACGGCGAAATGGGTCAACGCTATGTAACGAACTATGTAAACCGTTACACCAGCATTGGTTTCATCATCACCCGTCAGGCGATCAAGGACAACTTGTACCAATCGTCGTTCCCACTGCAGGCGAAGGCTCTTCGTCAGTCGATGGAACAGACTAAAGAAGTTCTCGGCGCATCCGTTCTGAACAACGGCTTCTCGTCGAACTTCCCAATTGGTGACGGCCAGCCACTGTTCTCGACGGCTCACCCCATCGAAAACGGTACTGTTGCCAACACCTTCTCGGTACAGGCCGACTTGAACGAAACGTCGCTTCAGGATGCCATTGTTGGCGTTCAGCGCTTCCGTGATGCTGCGGGCCTCCGCATCATGACGAAGCCTACGAAGCTCATCGTTCCAGCCGAACTGCAGTGGACCGCGACTCGCTTGCTGCAATCGCAGTTCCGCGTCGATACGGCAAACAACGACATCAACGCGATCTATAACAACTCGGCGGTTCCGCAGGGTCATCGCGTCAACATGTTCTTGACCGACACGAACAGCTGGTTCTTGCTCACCGACGCTCCAAACGGCTTCAAGCACTACGAGCGTGAAGCTCTTGAAACCGATGTCTACACGGACTTCGACACCGACAACCTCAAGGCGAAAGCCATTGAGCGTTATTCGTTCGGCTGCTCGAACTTCGGCGCTTCCTAATCGGACTCAGGGGGTGGCATCCGTCACCCCCTAACTATGGAGAAAATACATGACTCACTTCTCTGATGGTGTCCGGGCAGGCAGGAACTTTGCTAACAACGGCACGGCTTCGCAGCCGGGCGTCTACATGTCGCCGATCAATGTTTATGACATTGTTCCTGTGGCCTTGGATGCAGATGGTATCTGCGCTCAGCAGACACTGGCAGCAGCTGGCAACGCCCTGTTAAATGGCGCTCTGGCATCCGGCGGCACTGTTACCCTTGACGTTCCTCGCAACGTCATTGTTGACGCTGCTGGTGCAGCCACGGCTGTTCTGACGGTCACTGGCACCGACGTTTATGGTATTCCGATGTCGGAAGCCATTACGTTGAATGGCACGACTGCTGTTGCTGGCAAGAAGGCTTTCAAAACTATCACTCGTATTGCAGCGTCAGCTGCAGCCACCGATTTCTTCGTTGGCACTGGTGACGTTTTCGGCCTTCCGATTGACGCAAACACCCGCAACTACGTGTTGACAGCTTGGAATGGGGCATTCGTCACGACTGGCACATTCGTTGCCGCCGATGCGACTACCGCAACAACCACAACTGGCGACGTTCGCGGTACCTACGCGGTTCCCGATGCAGCAGATGGCTCCAAGCGGCTGACGCTTTGGGTATTCGTCTTTGACGATGATACTCAGACCGGCCTCTATGGCGTAACACAAGCCTAATGATTGGGGCGGCCTACGGGTCGCCCTAGTTACATGGAGATTGTAATGCGGGCGAAGAAAGATTTTCAGTTCAAGGCTAAGCATAAGAGCCCGAAAGGTGGCTTAAATGAAGCTGGCCGGAAGGCGTACAATGCAGCCACTGGATCGAACTTAAAGCGCCCGCAGCCTGAAGGCGGATCTCGTCGTGACAGCTTCTGCGCCCGAATGACCGGCATGAAGAAGAAGATGACATCTGCCGAGACCGCAAACGATCCGAATAGCCGGATCAACAAATCACTCAGAGCGTGGAATTGCTGATATGCGTGGAAAAAAAAATTTCATTGCCGAGGCTATAAAAAAACCCGGCGCACTTCGTAAGGCGCTTGGCGCTAAAGCTGGCAAGCCAATCCCTGCAGGGAAGCTGGAGGCAGCTGCTAAAGCGCCCGGTAAAATGGGCCAGCGCGCCCGCTTCGCTATGACTCTTAAAGGAATGAAATAATGCGCCCCATAACTGTAACGACATCTGACGCATCAGCTGGCACAAAAAACTCAACGTCGGTCATCATGGATTATTTTGGCAACCCGAACGTGTCTCTTCAGGTCGTAGTTACGGGTACGGTCAATTGGACTGTGCAGCAGACACTGGACAATCCAAATGCTGAAGGCGTGACACCTACATGGTTTAACCACCCAGACGCAAACATGGTCGCGCAGACTGTTGGGCGCCAAGGTAACTATGCCTATATTCCGGTGGCAGTACGCCTCCAGCAAACTTCCGGTAGCGGATCTGCAGCACTGACAGTCGTTCAGGCTGGTCTGAACCAGTAATGTCAACGGGCCTGTACAGCGGCGTATCTGGGCTGGCCCTTGGCACCGGCCTGTACAAGAACGTGTCGGGCCTGTGGGGCGGTGCCAGCGGCTTGGACGCGGGCTTTGGCGGAGGCAGCCCATTTGGCGGCGCGTCGCTGTATCTAGACTTCTTGGCCGGTGCGCCGCTTGACCCCCGCATTACGTTCTCACGCGGCAGCAATGCCACGCTGGTGGATAGCACGGGCAAGATCACTTACGCTCCGGCGAATTTGCTGCTTTATTCACAAGGGTTTGACGACGCAAATTGGACTAAATTAAACGGCACTACAACGGCAGCAAATACAACTGTTGCACCTGACGGCACAACTACCGCCGACACAATTATTGAAGCTGCAACAACAAACATTTTTGGTGTTCGCCAATCTGCATCTTTGCCTGCGGGGTCTACGGCATTTTCGGTTTATGTTAAGCCAAATGGCCGAAATTGGGTCCAATTAAATTGCGCCGCTGGCGGCTCTGGGTCTGCCTTTTTTAATATCAGCACCGGCGCTGTTGGAACCACATCCGGTGCAACCGCATCTATCTCCGCAGCAGCAAACGGCTTTTACCGCTGCACTATTGTGGTGACAGCTACTGCCGGCGCAAACACATTTGACCTTCGCCTTGCAAGCGCAGACGGCGTATTAACTTACGCCGGCAACGGTACGTCTGGCGTATTTGCATGGGGCGCACAACTCGAACCAGTAACCTACCAGACCACACCCGGCACGTACAACCCCACAACGTCAGCGGCATATTACGGCCCGCGCTTTGATTACGACCCTGTAACGCTTGCGGCAAAGGGCTTGCTGATCGAAGAGCAGCGGACGAATTTGGTCACTTATAGTGAGCAGTTTGATAACGCGGCTTGGACAAAAACGGGTTCTACCATCTCGGCAAACGCAACAACTGCACCTGATGGCACGTTGACGGCAGATAAGCTGCAAGTTGCAAACACGACAAGTTCACAAAAAAACGTCGGCCAGACTGTCGGTGCTATATCTACCACTTACGCTGACACGGTGTACGCGAAGGCGTCGGAACTTAGCTGGCTTGTCATCAACCAGTATGACGGCTCTGACCGTCGGACATGGTTCAACCTTTCGAATGGCACTGTAGGCACGACTGCTGCTGGCACTACTGCCACGATTGAAGCCTTATCAAATGGCTGGTATCGCTGCCGCGCTGTCAGGGCTATGGGGACGGGTTCAATCCAGCTAGTGCTTAACGTAGCCGATGCGGACAACAGCGCAGTTTTTGTAGGCACAGTCGGCCAAGGCATCTTCCTCTGGGGGGCGCAGCGGGAAGCGGGAGCATTCGCCACCAGCTACATCCCCACAGTTGCCAGCCAAGTAACGCGCAGCGCAGACGTTGCGACGATGACAGGCACGAACTATTCGTCTTGGTATAACCCAAGTGAGGGTACGCTAGTTGCTGAGTTCACATTCCTACCGCGAACGCTTTCGGGAACAGCCGTGATTGCTTACAACGGTAGCGCCAACGGGCGCTGGAGTTATTTCTCAAGTGCTTCAGCGCGTATGTTTGACGGAACAAATACGGCTATAGCGGGAAGCACTTCTATCCCCAATGCAATAAATAAAACCGCGTCCGCATTGTCGTCTGCTGGAATGGCTATTTCACTTAATGGAGCGGCACCCGGAACCTCGGCCTATGTAGGCACATTTGGTTCGCAGGATGCACTCAATATAGGCAGCCAAAGTGGGGCGGCCTCCATCAACGGCCACATCCGCCAAATTGCGTACTACAACACGCGGCTTCCAGACGCCACGTTGCAGGCACTCACAGCATGACCGACCTATATCTAAAAACCCTGACCGAAGGCGACATGGACGCAGCTTTGCTTGAGGCTGGCGTCATTGACGACGAGGGCAACCCAGTAAACGATTTCTTGGTTGACCAGATCGGGCCATTCACCCGCGACGACGTGGATTATCCCGACTGGCACACCAACTTGCGTGGTAGCTTCGACGAGGATCAGTTGGCTTTGCTGACGCCATTGACCGTTGAACCAACAATACCGTATAGAGTATGGGCTTAAACAGGAGTTTATTATGATCCTTCGTAGATACACAAACGCAAATGGTGACCAGCAGGAAGTTATTCTCTCAAAGGAAGATTGGGAGAAGGTGACTGAAGAGTCGCTGGAAATGATGCTTGGCTTTAAGAAGGCTCCTGCACCAAAGGCTGAGCCTGCCGCTGAAGAAGCGCCTGTTGCTGAGAAGGCCACAGCTAAGAGTAAGAAGTAATGCGTGGACGCAAAGAGTCGCGTGTGAATGAGGCCGGGAACTACACGAAACCCAACCTCCGCAAGCGCCTGTTTGAAAGTATCAAGGCCCGCGAGACTCAAGGCACGAGAGCAGGACAATGGTCGGCCCGCAAGGCCCAGCTTCTA